TTGCAACTGACTCTGTAACTACAGTTAAGATTGCAGCCGCTAATGTTACTACGGCAAAGATTACAGATGCTAATGTTACTGCTGCAAAGCTTGCCGCTAGTTCTGCGCTTGTAGGTAAAAACATAATTATTAATGGCAGTCACGAAGTAGCTCAACGAAGTGCTGCGGTAACAGGTATAGGTGCTGCTAGTGGCTACACTCAAGTCGATATGTGGCATATAATAGCTTCAGGAACTGCCGGTCGAGTAACAGGAAGTCAAGTAGCTGGTCCTCTTGCTGCAACAGGTCACGGCAATGCTGTAAAAATTGACGTAACTACTGTTGATAGCAGCGTGGCAAGTGGTGATATTATGTCGCTTAGAACGTCTGTCGAAGCGCAAAATCTGCAACAGCTACAGTGGGGAGTTGCAACAGCAAAATCTGTAACATTATCTTTTTGGATGAAAAGTCCTAAAGCAGGAACGCATTGTGTTTCTATTTACCAAGAAGATGATGGACGCTATTTCATTAGAGAATTTACAATTGCATCTGCTGATACCTATGAATACTTTGCTATAACATTTCCCGGTGATACTGGCGGTGTTATTGACACAAATAATGGGGCTGGCATTCGCATTGATTGGCCTTTAATTTGTGGCTCGGGCGAAGCAGGATCAGCAGATGCGTGGACTTCTGGAGGTAAATTTGCAACTGGTAATCAGCAAAATTTGCTAGACAGTACGGATAACAATGTTGAGTTGGCAGGAGTTCAATTAGAGCTAGGCACGGTTGCCACTGACTTTGAGCATGAGGACTTTGGCGTTACCTACCTAAAATGCAAACGATACTTACCCTTTTATTTTGACGCTGCTAACAACTCCAATTTCAGGTTTGCGTTTGGGGCTGCTTATAGTACCAGTTATTTTCAATGCATCCTGCCTTTTTTAGTTCCGCCGCGAGCAGCGGTTACAATATCGGTAGATTCAATTGGAAATTGGAGAGCAGAAACTGGAGATGGCACCGGCATAACAGTTACGGCAATTGCAACACAACCCAGTGTTAATGCTGATAACTTTGGAATGTGGTCTACTGCTAACTTTCAATCTTCCAGTGGCTACACAGCAAAAGAACCGGGGTTTCTAAGACCCAACGGCACAAGTGGAATTATGATAGCGAGTTGTGAATTATGAACCTTTCAAATGTAAAGTATGTTAATGTTGAAAAAACATCTTGTCATGCCAACACACCGGATGGCTGGGATCATTATTTTCCCGCTGTAGAAGGTAATAATTTTTGGGATGAAGTAGTATTGCAAGAAATAACTCCTGCTGATTACACTGATCCTCCAGCAACAATGCAAGGGATTAGAAATCTACGCAATCAACTCCTAAAGGACACCGACTGGCAAGCAGGAAGCGATGTCACAATGTCCGATGCACAAACAGCATACCGAAAAAAACTTAGGGACTTACCGGCTACAAATTCTGACCCCACTAAAATTGTCTTTCCAGACGCACCGTAGGAGTTATTAAATAATGGCAGTTTCAAAAGTTGGACCAACAGGGCTATCAAGTGCGGTAGGTCAGATTGGTAAGAATTTGGTGACTAACGGTAATTTTTCCGTGGCCCAACGCGGAACACTGACAGGGATAGGGGCAGCACAAGCCTATACTAGCGCAGACCAGTGGAAGTATTTTGTCGAAACAACTGCTGCGCGATTTACAACAAGCGTTGTAGCAGCCACTGCTGCTATGATTGCAGATGGGGTTGCAAATCGTTTAAAAGTTGATGTTACGACGGTTGATAGTTCTATGGCCGGTTCAGATTTTGCTGCGATAGAGCAACGGTTTGAGGGGCAAAACCTCCAGCACTTGCTTTACGGGACTGACGACGCGAAAGAATTGACTGTCACGTTCTGGTTTCAAAGTCCAAAGTCGGGGACGCATCATGTTTACCTTGTTCAGAACGATGGTAACTCAGGGTGCCCGATGACATTTACGGTTGCATCTGCCGATACGGCTGAAAAGTTTAGTGTAACTTTTCCTGCTTTGACTACATCAGGTCAAGATTTTGATAACGATACTGCTTGGTCGATGTCGTTAGGATTTCCTATTTTGAGTCATGGCTATGAAAGCACTGCCAACCAATGGAACTCAGGCGGAACATGGCGCTCAAGCAGTGCCCAACAAAATCTTGCCGATAACACGGCGAACGACATCTACATTGGTGGCGTCCAACTTGAAGTCGGCAGCGTTGCTACTGATTTTGAGCATGAGCCGTATGGTGTGACGTTGGCAAAGTGTCGTCGGTATTTCGACCGACTAAACATTGATTCGGCATCGGCAGTTCGTTTCCTTGCTGGCGTGGCCTCTACAACATCGCAAGCTGATGGTATTTGGCAGTTTAAAGTTGAGATGCGGGCTGCGCCGACAGTTACATCAACAGCCGTTGCGACATTCTTGGTCAATTACCTTAGCGCCGCTGCTGCTGGTACGGCTATCGGGTTCGATAGTCAGACAACCAAACAAACGCGGGTTTATATCACAAGCGTTTCTGGTTCTCCGCTAACACAAGGAAACGCTCTCTATTTCACACGAGACGGAACAGATACTGCCTACCTTCAAGCAAGCGCAGAACTTTAACAATAGGAATTAGCTAATGTCATTAACAAACATTAAATATGCTAACGCAGAAAAGACAGTAATTTCTGCTACAGAAAATGGAGTGGTGCTTTCTATTCCTGTTTCTGCTGGTAATACTGACTACGACACTATTGTTGCAGAAGAGCTAACAATCGGTGATTACGTTGCACCCGATGAAACAATGGAAAACATCAGAGCCAAACGCAACCAGCTTCTACGCGACACCGACTGGCAAGGCATGAGCGACGTAACAATGTCAGACGCACAAACAGCATACAGGAAAAAGCTTAGAGATTTGCCAGCAACAAATGCTGATCCTACTAAGATTGTATTTCCAGATGCACCATAACACAACAGGGAATTAAATATGCCTTATATCGGAAATGACATTCAATTTGGTGAGCTAACCAGTCAGACGTTTACTGGTGATGGTTCTACTGTTGCATTTACAATGGGCTACAGTGTAGCTAACACCACATCTATCTTGGTGACTTCTGGCAACGTAGTTCAAGAACCAACGGTAGCTTACACTGTTTCTGGAACGACACTCACGTTTACCTCTGCACCAGAAGATGATGACACAATTCATGTAAGGTTTTTGGGTCGTGTTGTTGATGTTGCAAATGCAGCCATTCTTCAGGACAGCGATCAGGACACTAAGATTCAGGTTGAAGAGAGTGCCGATGAGGATACCATTCGGTTTGACATTGCTGGTGCAGAAGACTTTACAATGACAGCTAACGATTTTACTGCGCTGTCAGGATCAACTATTTCTACTAATACTATTGCAGAAACAACGAGTGGTTCAGGTGTTACCATTGACGGGCTTCTGATCAAAGATGGGGCGGTCAATAACGTAGCTGGTAAGAACCTTATTAGAAACGGTAGTATGGCTATCGCCCAGAGACCTTCGCAGACAGGAATGGCGAGTGGCTACGGCGCATGTGATGGCTGGCAAATAATGAGTTTAAGCGGTGCGCCAGCACGCTACACAATTAGCCAAGAATCTAGCGGCGGTGTTGGTGGTAATAGTAAATGGAATAAAATACTTGTTACTACAGCAGATGCTAATCCTGCCGCAGCAGACACTCACTACTATGGTCAAAAAATGGAAGGCAATAGTGTACAAACTTTACTTGACAGCAGTGGAGATTTGCAAGCTTGCACAATGTCTTTTGACGTTCTTGTTCACGCTGATGGGGCTAGTAGCATTTCATTTCCTGCAACATTAGTTATTTTTGTCAATGATCATGGTTTTGACGGACAACAGTACGCAAAAACTTTTACAGTTACGAGTAACGATACTTGGCAGCGCGTCAGTGTACCTATTGCGGCTAACACCAACATAGTAATTAATAACGATACTTCAGATGAATTTTCTGTCGGTGTAACTATTTATGCAGGATCAGGTAAAGTAATATCTGATGCCACTTGGGGATCAGCAGCCGGTTTAGATACTTCTGTGTCAGGTGCTGAAAATCTAGCTGATGTTGTAAATAACTATCTTGGGCTAACTAATGTGCAACTTGAAGTAGGCAGCGTTGCCACTGACTTTGAGCATGAGGCTATTAGTGTGACGTTGGCGAAGTGTGTCCGCTACTTCGAGCGATTTCAGCCATCCACGACAAGTGGGTTCATCTGTGCAGGGTCTACCACCGCCTCGACGACTGGAGAAGCATTCCTGCCATACGTAGAAAAGCGCGGGACACCGACTGTTACATTGAGCGCCGATGGAACATTCTCCCACCTAGACGGCGGCGGAACGGGCAGGGCTGTGAGTAGCGCAGCGGTCAGCCTTATCGATGTGAAGGGATGCCGGATAGCGTACACCATTGCTTCGGGCGCGGCTGGTGGTGGTGCTTTAATCAGAGATTCTACCGACACCACAACCATAGATATTACCGCAGAACTTTAACAGTAGGAATTAAACAATGACATTAGAAAATGTTAAATACTCAGACGCAGAAAAGACAACAATTTCTGCAACTCAGAATGGCGGTACAGTTTATATTCCTGTGTCTGCTGGTAATACTCAGTACGACACTATTGTCGCTGAAGAGCTTACGATTGCGGACTACGTAGCGCCTGATGAAACAATGGACAGCATTAGAGCCGAGCGTAACCAGCTTCTAAAAGACACTGACTGGCAAGCAAGTAGCGATAGGACGATGTCTGACGCAGAGACAACCTACCGTCAGGCCCTCAGAGATTTGCCAAGCACGAACGCTGATCCTACTAAGATTGTATTTCCAGATGCTCCCTAGGGTATAAAAAGGATTAAAACAATATGACCTTCGTAGAACTATGGCCCATTATCTCTGGCTTCATTGCTGTCGGTGCTATCGCTATAGCTTTTCGTGCGGAGGTACTGGTGCGTATTAAAGTGTTAGAGGACAAGATAGTAACTGTGTTCCAACTCATTAACGAGATAAACAAACGCAAATGAAAAGATATGTTGTAGCTTTTATCTTCGTAGCAGCACTAGTTCTAGTGATGTTGGTGACACTATCTTCATCTGCTAAAGCTCAACTTATGTGCATTCCTAAAGCTGCTTTAATAGAAGCAATGGATAATAAGTACAGTGAAAAAGAAACAGAGTACGGTATAGATAGTCGCAGTGCAAGCTATGTTGGTGTGTACGTAAATGCCAAAACAAAAGACTTTACCTTTACTATGACGCCTAAAGATCAGCCTACTGTTCTTTGTGCTATTGCTACCGGCACACAGTGGG